ATTTCTAAGGTTAGGCCCAACGTAGGGAATTGACTATTAAAAGCCTTATAAAACTGGTCATATAGCCTGTGTCTTTCTTCTTTATATTGACACCAGATGTCGGCCTGAATCTTCCAGTCATATTCCCCCGAAACATATCTGACCTTATGTTTTGGTGCCATTGGCTGAGAAATATCTACAAAATTATGTAAATAAGGATTCATTTCTGGAGTATATTCTGGAGCTTGAACAAACAAAGATACGCTTGGATAAACAAGAGACTTATTAGCCTCTGGAAAATCTAACAATATTTGCCTTAATTCGGGCATTTCTTTTTTTAAATGATCTGCCAAGTGTTTTAAGACTTCTTTTGTGATTGATTCATTCTGCGCCAATTTTCTTAAACTCCTTGCGAATATTATCTAAAATCATTGGGATAGACTTACCCAGTATGTTTCTTGGTTTCATTCCTTGCAACTTAATTTTCTCCCTGGTGCCATAAGCTAGGCTTCTGACCGCGGGAGAGTAGTCTGGAGGCTGTGATCCATCTCCCAAGACCCTTTTTGCCCATTCTAACAAAGGTGCAATTGGAGGAGTGAATGGTCTTGCACCATACTCTATAATGGCCGCATGAGGTGCAAAGTTGCCCAAAATCATTGTTTTTTCTGTTTCTGAGAATTGCCAGCTTGAAGCATAAAGACCAGTATCAACAGGGGAATTTTGTACTAAGCTAGGAATTGATCTTAAAAGCCCTGTTCTTGTAGCCAGCCTAATCTCTTTCATTTGTCTTTTTGGCTCTGCCTTTAGGATTCTGCCAAGATCTTCAAGATTAACGCTCTTTACAACTGACATTATTTATTCCTTATTTTTTTTACTATTGCAGAATACGCAGCACCAGTGATTAGAGCACTACCAACATAAGTTCCATAAGGTCCTATAAGCCTTGAGCCAATTTTGGCAGCCTTTTTAAATCCACCAGTTTTCCTAGCCATATTAGCCGCTTCAATTGATGCTTCTGCTTCAGCTCCTAATTTCAAAAAGGGCATAATCGGTTTAAATAAACTACCTTTTTTTCCCAAAACAAGCTTATTAAAGCTAACTTTTCTCTTAGTCGATCTTGCGTGGCCTAATTCATGTAACAATACACTTTCTTTTTTAAATTCGCGTCTAAAAGAGATTTTGTTTGCTTCGTATGTATTTTTCTTTGCAGCTCTGGCACCTATTCCAAATCCAGCAAAAAATCCAGGAGGTTTTCCGGCGGCAGTTAGTTTGCTTATTTTTGTCTGTGCCTCTAATATTGCCTTGTCTCTATTAACCATATATTTTTGAAATTGGGCATTATTGACCTTTGATGATTGCTCAAACTTAACACCAGTTTTTTTTATATCTTTTGCGTACGTTTTCTTGAATTTGTCTAAATCTACGTCTTTTTCAGTACCTAATCCAACGCCCAGGGCAATTGTACCGCCAACAGATGCACCCAAGCCCGCAATTGCCGCTTGCTTTTCTCTCTTATATTTATCGACTCTTATAGGAATTATCCTGCCGCGTCTTCTTATAAATCTTACTTTTCTTTGTTCGGCCATATTAATTTACACTCGTTGCCTGTCTTTTCATCGCGCCCCTAGCAATATGTTTTTGAAGCTTTGACCCTGCTTGTTTATAAATTAAACCTTTTTCTTGCCTTTTCCTTCCAAATCTTGCCTGTATTCCACCCGCTGCTGCGATAATTCCACCAGCTAAGGCAACACCAGTTCCAAATCCTTTTAGTGAAGCACCTTTTCCAAACTTTCTTAATCCAAGCCCAGAAAGACCAGCTACCGCGCCTCTAGCGAATCTTTTTTTACCTTCTTTTTCTGTTCTTTTACCTTGTTTTTCCATTGATTTTCCAGCTAACTCGGCCCTTTTGCCAAAAAGAAAACCCTTAGATTCATTTTTATTTAATTGAATTGTTCTTTTTTTCTTAGTTTTTTTGGGATTTTTTGAAGTTTTAGACCTTAAGATATCTTTTTGAACAGCCTCAAGTTCAGATTGCTTTTTGCTAGTACCTTTTTTGTCTCTAATAGGTACAACTCGGCCATTTACTCTAATAAACCTTACTTTGCCGCCCTTTTTATCCTTTTTCTGTTCCATCATTTTCTCCTAATTGGAATAAGTCTGCCCCTTATTCTTCTAAAGATAATTTTTCCCTTGCTAGGAGTTACGTTTTTTCTTGCCATTATTAATTTGTCCTTGGCTGGAGGAGTTCTTGCCGCTTTGAATACCTTTAGTCTTTTAAATGCGTGTTGAGATAGTGTTCCAGTAATGCCAGCACCTATAAAATGGCTGCCCGCTGCTGATAGAACAGATTCATCCTTAGTTAAAGCAGCCTTTGTCAGACCAATTGCTGATATGGCTAAACCAGTTTTACTCAATAATCTTGATGCCTTGGTTGTGACTTTCATGGGCTTATTAATAAAAGCACCTTTAAAAATATCACTTGTGAATTTATATCTAAATAATCTGCTTTTTTTTAATTTAGCGTCATCAAACCCAACTACTCGACCTTCTTTTAAGAATAGGCTAGAAAGTCCAGTAATAGCACCGCCACCAGCCGCAACCATTGATCCTGATATGTTTTTCTTCTTTTTAGCCATTGTAATACTCCTGGCTTGAAAGTCTTCTGACCATAACTTCCCAAGTTGCTAGCTTTTTTGATACCGATATTACTTGATAAAGTTTATCGCAAATTTTATAAAATATTTCTTCACCAGGATTCTCGACAGATCCATCAATATCACATTCGTTTTCGTACCTTTTCCTAGAAATGCCTTTTATGAGAATGTCGCCCTTTTTAATGGCACCACCATCAGTTAGGCGTATGTCGTGATTGTATTCTCTTATTGAAGGGTTAGGCGCAATTGGATATTCGTAGTCTTTGGCTATGCCTCTTCCAACTTCTCCTTCATCCCAATATCTTTTGACTAATGAAACGTCACATATATCAACGCCAAGAGCAGCCTTAGCCTCTAAAGCGCAATCAACAGCTTCTAAAATGCAATCATCCATGTCAAATATTGAACTCATACACAAATATTCCCCATGGAGCCACCACATTGATTAGGAATATCTAGCATTGCAGCCAGCTCATTCAATAGCCTTCTGCGTTCACGCCTTAAAATAGAAATTTCATCTTTCCGAAAGGTAATATTGTCAACTCTGTCAATTCCTGCTCTGCAAACAGCTTTTTCAAGCTTTGAATCCATATCTTTTAGCCTTGCCAAAAGTTCACGGACACAAGATTCAATTGCATCAGTCAACGTGCTTAATCTATCATCAATCCAATTTGTATAATGTATAGAATCAGGCACAGTGACCAGAGCAGGATAACAAAGGTCAGTGACAATTTTGATTTTTTCACTGTCCGTTAAGGCCACTCATTACCCCTTTTTTTCTTCCTTTTTTAATTCTTTAGCTTCTTTAGGCTTTTTTGCATCTTGTTTCTTGTCTGGGTGATCTTTAATCTTTGGAACATCTAAAGCCTTTTTTTCGGAAGCATCTTTTTTCTTTTTAGCTTCTTTTTGGGCAGATTCACGGACTTTTAGCTCTTTTTCAACAGCTTTGCCCTGCACCTCTAATTGACTTTCCAAACTAGATTTTTTTTCCTTAATCCTTTTAAGATCTAAGGCCATTTGCTTTTCCATTTTTTCACATTGTTCGATAGCTTTTTCAAGCATCTTCACTTGATGAACTCGAACGTGTCGATTAATTATTAATCCCATTTTTGTCTCCTTATTTAGTGCTAATTCCTGCGCTTTTAGGGTTTTTGCGTGGCTTTCTTTGCATTGGATCTACTTTCATTTTTGCACTACCCAAAGGGCCAAGACCAGCACTATTTCCAGCTAAACCAGAATCAGGCTTACTTTTACTAACTTTCTCTTTGCTACCAAAACCAGTGTGATTAGTCATTATATCTCCTATTTTTTTTATTTTATATCAGATTCAATTATACACATAAAACAAAGGCTTTGAACAACATTCAAAGCCCCGTTTCATCTTTTTATGACTTATGATTAGGCATCAACTGAAGAAGCCATAGTCATTTTCAATAGACGACTATCGTCAGTTGAAACTGCTTTATGGAATCCACGGACTGCGTACCATTGGTTGCCAGTCATAACATACTGACGAGCTAGTAAGTCATAATCATCTTCTATTTCAGTTTCTTGAGCTTCTAGGAAGCCATAAGAATTTGCCTTAGCGATATATGACGCATAAACTCTCTTTCCACCAATGTCAGCCTCTCTTGGTACATTATCAGTAATGACAACAGCCATTCCGAAAATACGACCTTGAAAGCCTGGAACTCTCATAAACGGGTCATTTGCATCCATTTTTAAGAATCCAGCGGTAGAATCGTTTAAGAAATCTAACCAGTTGTGAGAATGAACAAACCAAACCATTGCTTCATCAGCTCTGTCACCAAAACCAATTAAACGAGATTGATTCAGCAAACGAATTGTAGCTAAATCACCAACAAGAGTTGCTGTGAAAACAACGTCATGGTTGGCTGGAGTATCCATAACAGTAATTAACTCGTCTTCAAGCAATTCTGCGTGTACTTGTGCAATTTGTGATGAAGCTTCCATGAAAGCACCATCCGCGCCCTTGGCGTGTTTGCGAAGTGATTTTTTAGTGAAACCAACAGCTTTTCCAACTTCAAAAACAGTCGCTTGGAAGCTTCCATCAGTTAAGTTGTCAACTGTTAATGACGCTGTTTCGGCTGGCTTTTCAGCGGCACCAACTTTGCCATAAAAAGGAAAGTCAATGATGTCTCCATCCTCACCCTTTAATGTGTTGTCATTATATGCAAACGCACCAATAACTAGTTTTTTACGAAAATATGCGGAAATGTGATCTTTTGCGACCTGTGGTTGAAAACCAAAATCTGCTGCTAATGTAGCTGCCATAATAATGCTCCTTAATAAGCGTTAGCCCATAACTTCACTAACAGCAAAGTATGGGGTTATAATAAACCTTTTGCCACCGCTTCAGCGTTAAGTTTCTTGTAAAGGTCTGGATTTTTCCCAAATAATTCGCCTTTTTTACTAAAAGACATATTTGCGAAGTCCTCGACTCCTATACTCTCACTTCCCGCTGAAGGGTTAGGATCTTGCTTTCCATCGGCACTTTTGTTAATGCTTGTGCTGCCATTCCCAGCATTTGCATTTCCAGAAGCACCTTTCACCCTAGCAACAATAGAATCTATGTCTTCTTCGGTAATTTCCCCGTCTTCGTCCAGCTCAGACACGGCTTTTCCAATTAAAAACTCGAAATATTCGGCTTGATCCCCGCCTATTCCGTTTTCTATTGCTAGGCTTAAAACTTCATTTTTGAACTGTAGATTTGCCGATTCCATTTGAGCAGCTTCAAACTTGTCTTCAATTGGCGTGTCGTCTTCATCTTCAATCCCTAGAGCAGCTTTTAAGGCTTTGTCACGTTTAGATTGCATCTCTTCAAGGGATGTCAGTCTGTCGTCACGCTCTTTTGCTGAAGTTCTGTACTTAGCATTTTCCTTTCTAAGACTTTGGATATAATCCTTCGTTTTAGAATCCCATGCTGAATCATCAACTTCTTCTTCTTGATGATTTTCACCTTGGGCCTTTACACTAGGGTCTTTCTCGCCTGGATCATTCCCTGTTCCATCCCCTTCAACAGTTTTCTTTTCTTTAAGATCTGCGTTAGGGTCTGTATTGCCGTTTTCACCGCCTGGATTACTTTGTGGCATATATATTCTCCTTCTTTTGTTTGTTGTTTGTCAACTTTTTGTAATTTATTCCCAGTCCTTTTTATAGGGGACCATAACTGACCTATCATTGGGTCTATCTGGAGGAGTCATAAAAACTCTTTTTTCTTTCCTGATAGTTCCATCTGCAAGCCTTCTTTTAAAAGTGTATTGAAATGGTTTATCAACATCAACAACTAAATCTAGTCTATCGGCTTGTTTTGAATCTGATGCTGTTCTGCTGTCCATAGGATGAAATAAAGTCTTTTTTAAGTCTGAATCCTCTTCTGCTGCCCTAAATAACGTGTTTTGTCTGCTCAAATTATAAACAGAATGTAGTTCTGTTCTTGCTATGCGCATTAATTTCCATTGTTCGCCCACAAAAAATTGACCTAAATTTTGAACAATGTCGGAAAATGACATTTTTTGAATTGCATAATCTGATATTTTTCTGCTTAAGTTTGCCCTCATATCTGCTGTATAGGCATTTAATGAAGATTCATATCTATTAAATAGAAAATTCATTGTGTTTGAAGAGACTAAAACTGTGTCTATATTGATTTCCTGCGCTGCACCTGAGAATATATTGTTGAATTGAGTCAATTCACGGACGAGATGCTCAGAGCCAAGGATGGCTGCTTTGTTCCCTGAGTCATTCATATCTCTAAGAAGGCCAGCTTTCATGGCTTCAAGGGCAGAATCTACTTGAACCAATACAGCTCCTAATCTTTGTGCTGAAAAGGTGCCTTGCGGCATTACATCAAGCCTATCTCTCAGCTCTTGTCTTACTTCCTTATATCTTCGCATTAATACTTTGATTTCTGATTCTTCAAGATTACCAATTTTAGTAATATGATTCTGTACTATATCTTGAACCTCTTGATTATCATGAAATGACATTATTTACGGCCTTTTCTTCTCTTTTTAAGCATTGTTGTTGCTGTTACCATTCGTCCCGTTGATGCTGGCGTTTTATTTTGCTTAATTATTTCAATTGCTGCTTTGCTCTGTATTCTTCTTGTTTGTTCGCCATAAGGACCAAATTGGTCTGCAAAATATCTTGTTCTTGCTCTAGCTTTCCCGCCAACTCTAAATTGACCCTCTTTTTGTCTTATTTTGACGGGTGCTGTGCTCATTAGTTCCGAAGATCTTAAAAACTTTTTATTAGCTCTTTCTAAAAATTGTGCAGCCCTCTCATAAAGATTTTTAGCTATACCCTTTCTTCTAAATTCTTTTTCAACTCTAACATTTTCAACTGTAGCCGATTTGCCTTTTTTTGGCACTCTAAGCTCCATTTTTCCTAAAAATACTTTCCCTTCATCTGTATCGGCTTCGGCTATAATTTTTCTTATTTTTGTCATAGATTTGCCCGCTTGTGCATCTAAATCTGCAACATTTTTTATTCTTACTGGTACAATCTTCCCTCTAATCTTCCTGAATATTATTCTTCCGACTTTACCTTTTGCCATTATTTACCTTTTGTGAAGACTTTTCTTATCAATGAAAAGGCTCTTTTTCTAGGTATTCTAAGTTTTTTACCAGCTTCAATGGAACCTATAGTTATTGCTGCTGTCCCGCTAAGGTCAGTTATGGCTTCTTCAGTGAGATTTAGCCTTTCTCCCTTAACTTTTTCCCCTACTTCTCTAAATCCCTTAGCAAAAAGAAATGCTCCGAGGCCCAATGCTGATCCAGCAACAATATTTCTCTGTTTAAGAAGTCTGCTGCTTCTAACCCTTTGCCTTGCTCCCTGCCTAAAAAAAGCCTTGGCTTGGCCTTCAAATTGATTAGGAGATGCCTGTATTCTTCTGCCTTGTTTCCATGCCGCCTTTGATACGTCTTTAGATCTCTGTGCTTCTGCGCCAAATTCAGCAAATGCCGATCCACCAAATAATGATGCTAGACTTCCTGCCGCTAATTGCCCGGCAATTGCAAAATTATTCGTTTTTTTAGACTTTTTAGGGCTTCTTTTAATCCTCTTTTTGATGCTTCCACGCTTTTTATTGACTTTAATTGGAACAATTCTGCCACGAATACGTCTATATATTACTTCCTTTTCCTGTGCCATTAAAATGGTACCTCGCTATATGACCTGCCTGAACCTGTTTTTATTGGTCTTATTTTTCCTTTAATCTTTCTGAAAATCACGCCCTTATTGTCAAATTTCTGCCTGGTCTTAACAAGAAAATCTTTATCTGCTGGAACTTCTCCAAACTGTGTCCTGTGGCCTTTTGATAGGTCTTTTATGGCCTTATTTACCAGTCTGTCGTATCTTTTGCCCTTTTTGCTTTCAACTACCTTGTTAAAGTCTTTTTTTGAATTGAATCCTAGTCTTGAAAACCAGCTAGGAAAGGTTGATTTAACGCCATGTCTTCTAAATTTTGCCCCACTTGAGCCAAACTCTTTCATTGTAGTTACTGTGTGGCCCTTTTCTGACTTATCTATTATTCCCTTCATTTCTGCCAGCCTGTTAGTAACAGATCTTGATCCACCAACTTTTTTTGATCCATTTAATACAACAATGCGGCCTTTTACCTTTTTAAAGGATATTGATTTTGACTTTTTGTTATCAACTAGATCTTCATCTATGTTGTCACTTCCTGGTGCTAACATT